AAGAAATGAAAGACATTGTTGATAGATGGAGAAAATCATCTAAAAGAATTGTGGAGCTATGGTATGCATTAGAGAATGCAGCAGTTGAAGTTTTAGAAACTGGAGAACCTCAAATGGTTAAGTGTGTAAAGTTAGCTAAAGAGTGTGATTTTATTTATGGTCAAGACTTTTTCACAATAGAATTGCCAAGTGGCAGAAAACTTTTCTATCCAAAGCCATTCTTAAAAGAAAATCAATTTGGACAAATGCAGATGCATTACATGGGCATCAATCAAACATCTAAGAAGTGGGAAGTTATCCCGACTTATGGAGGTAAATTAACGGAAAACATCGTACAAGCTATCGCAAGAGACTGCTTAGCAGAAACTTTGCTAAGAGTAAAAGATAAAGGTTGGCCAATAGTGTTCCACGTGCATGACGAGATAATACTAGATGTTCCAAAGTCTGTAGAGTTAGAAGAAGTTATAAAAACTATGACAGAAGAAATTAGTTGGGCCAAGGGGCTTATATTAAATGCTGCTGGATTTACTGGTAGCTATTATATGAAAGATTAGGAGGAAATTATGTTGCATATAGGAAGAAAAATTAAAAAATTCAGAGATGAAAATAAAATATCACAAACAGAATTTGCTACAAAAATAGGAGTTACACAAGCCTTTTTATCACATTTAGAAAATGAAAGACTTAATATAGAGAGTCCTACTCTCGAAAAGAAAATACTAGATGCTATTGGAGAAACTCCAAATTGAAGATTTAAAAAAGGACTTTGAAAAAAATATAGAGTTAGCAGTTGATAATGTTCACTCGCCAAAGCATTACATGATTCCAGGTTGTAATTTTGAATGTAAAGACTTATCTGATGTTATTGTTAGAGACATGCCCAACCCTTTAGGAACTAGAATTTGGAATGTGATTAAATACCTGGTTCGTGCTGAAAAAAAGAATAGGAAAGAGGATTACAACAAGGCAGTTGAATACCTGTCTTGGATAGAAAAAGGGAATGAAGCAGATGAATATGAAAACGAAAATACTTTAGACAGCATCGCAAATAAATTAGATACAGACTGGACAACTATAATATTTGGAATTTGTGGAGAAATGCCAACTAAAAAAGCTCTACTAATGAATGAAACTTTTAGAAATATAATCGCTCTAAAAATTCCTGATGCGATTAACTGTGTTAACAAAATAATAGAACTTGGATAAAAGGAGATAACAGATGGAGAACTCGAGAAAATTAATAATATCTGAAGCAAATAACAGACACTCTACG